GATGCAGGGGGTGGAGGTTTAACATCTTCTATGGATAGTAATAATCGATCTGGCGGCGGTGGCGGCGGGGGCCGCATTCTTGCTGGCTCTGCAAGTAGCACACCAAATGGATTTCACTTTGCAGGAGGTGGCGCAGGAAATGCAGGAACCAATGGCGGCAACCCAAGTGGCTTTGAAGGCTCTGGCGGTGGCGGCGGATGGGGCGCAGCAGGAGGCGACGGATACACTGGAGTTTCTAATGGCTCAGTATGTCAAGGCGGCGCAGGGGGTAAGGCTATAGAGGATAGCGGAAACTCTTATACCCTTAACAATAGCGGAACTATTTATGGAGCGACAACGTAATGCCTTTAGTGCCTCTAAAATTAAAAGCAGGGTTTTACAGAAACGGTACTGAGTTTGACGCTAGTAACAGATGGCGTGATGGTAGCTTAGTAAGATGGCGCGATGGTTCATTGCGCCCTATTGGGGGGTGGCAATCTTTTAAGACTGGATTTTGCACCAATCCAATAAGAGGCGCACACGCTTGGGAAGCAAATGATGGAACGGCCTACTTTGCTGCTGGTAGCTTCGATGAGTTAACTGCTATGACAGGAGCAGGAACAGCTTATGATATAACTCCTGCAACAATGACAGCAGGGCGTGAAGATGCCGCACAAAATTTAGGTTTTGGCGGTGGGTTTTACGGCACTGGGTATTTTGGCACACAAAGACCTTTAACTGGTTCTTACTCAGAAGCTACAAGTTGGTCACTTGATAATTTTGGTCAGTTTCTAGTTGGCGTACATTATGACACTGGAACGCTAGTTGAGTGGCAACTTGGCTCTTCCTCTGTTGCCGCACCAGTTTCAAATGCTCCAACAAGTAATCTTGGTTTAGTTGTTACCGAAGAACGCTTTATATTTTTACTTGGTGCAGGCGGTGATCCTCGAAAAGTGCAATGGTGCGACAAAGAGGCAAACACAACATGGACGCCTGCGGCAACAAATGAAGCTGGAGATATAACACTACAAACTAGCGGTCAAATTATGCAGGGCTTAAAAACAAGAGGTCAAACTCTTATAATTACAGATACAGATGCGTTTTCTGCAAAATATTTAGGCCCACCATATGTTTATGGTTTTGATCGAGTTGGTACGTCGTGCGGTGCTGTTTCACGTATGTCGGCTGTTGATACTGATATGGGTGTTTTCTGGATGGGGCAAAAGGGATTTTTTACTTTTGATGGAAACTCAGTAAAAGAATTACCTTGTGAAGTATATGATTATGTTTTTGATGATATTAACGTAAACCAGCAATCAAAAATCTGGGGTCTTAGTAATACTGAATTTAGTGAAGTTTGGTGGTTTTATCCGTCCTCTGATAGTCTGGAAATAGATAGATACGTTGCTTTTGATCTATTAGAAAATCATTGGCTTATTGGTAACTTGTCAAGAACAGGTGGAGTTTCTAGGGGCGTATTTAGAACTCCAATAATGGGTGGAGAATATTCTTCAGAAACAGTAACTTACAATGTTACCGTTGCAGATGATAGTGGAAATAAATATTTTATATCAACTTATTCAGGTTCTGCGCCAACAATTACTTTAACAAAAGGCAACACATATAAGTTTGACCAATCAGACGCAACAAACGCAACTCATCCACTGCAATTTTCTACGACTTCAGATGGTACGCATGGCGGGGGTACAGCTTACACAACAGGAGTAACAACGGTTGGAACTGCTGGCTCGGCTGGTGCTTATGTTCAAATAGTTGTTTCGGATAGTACGCCTTCAACACTTTATTATTATTGCACAAATCATAGTGGTATGGGCGGCACTGCTAATGTTGTGGGGCCAGTAGTAATTTATAATCATGAGCAAGGTTTAAATTATGAGAATGGTTCTATTTTTTGTGAAACAGGACCAATATCAATAGGTAATGGTGATAATGTTGCAAAGGTTACATCAGTAATACCTGATGAACTTACACAGGGCGATGTTGATTTAAAATTTAAAACAAGGTTCCATCCTAATGGAACAGAAACAACACACGGAGCGTTTAACCCTAGTAATCCTACGTCTGTAAGATTTACTGGTAGGCAGATAAGAATGAGGGTTGAGGGAGATCAGGCTACAAATTGGCGTGTTGGAACTATGCGATTAGAAACAAAAGCTGGAGGGCGTAGATAATGCCAGTTACACCACCAGTTATAGGTACAGATATTCGTCAATGGGGTAGAGAGCTTAATTTGTTTTTAAGTAGAAACTTAGGTAAGTTATTCTTTAAGTCTTCGGGTGATATTCCTGCGGACAATGGAATTTTTCTTTGGGATGATGTAAATAATTACCCTGTTGTAAGCTATGACAATGAGTTTCGGCAAATCGTTATGGAAGGTGGTCATGCTAAATTTATTAGGACAACTGACCAAACTGCGGCCTCTGCTAATACTGCCTATTCTATTACTTATGCTGCTCCAACTAATAAATATAAAATAGATCGAGATGCTACAAATAACGAAAGAATAGTTTTTGAAGAAAAGGGTGAGTATCTTTTAAACTTTACCGCAGAAATCACGTCAAGCACTGCAAGTGATGTAAAGTTTTATTTTTGGCCTTCAAAGAATGGTACAAATTTAGATAATCTTACAGTTATAAAAACTATACACAATAATGGTGGAATTTTAACAGCCTCTAGGTCTTTCTTATTAGAGTTAGATGCTAACGATTACATTGAAATGAAGTGGGCAGTTAATAGCACAAGTGGAAGTCTAAATGCTTCTGCGGCTACAGCTTTTGCACCAGCTTCCCCTGCTTCAACATTAGCAATAACGAGGATACATGCCTAAAGACACACAAGTAAATGAATTGCAAAGATGCCGCCCTTGGATAGAGGCGGCTTTGGAGTATTCAGGTGGAACGCATAACTTTGAGGATGTGGCAAAAGGAATTATTGAAGGTAATATGCAGCTTTGGCCTACGCCAAGGGGGTGCATTGTTACTGAAATTGTGGTATATCCTAGAAAAAAGGTGTTAAATGTGTTTTTAGGCGGTGGTGAACTAGATCAATTGCTAGATATGCACAATGATGTTACAGCTTGGGCAAAGAGTTATGGATGTGAGGCTTTGACGATTACAGGTCGTTTTGGATGGAAGAAACCTTTGAAGGCGCATGGTTGGGAGCCATTGCACGCTTCATTTCAAAAGGAGATATAAGATGAGTGGCGGCAAAGGTGGCGGCAGAACTACAACAACAGAAATACCAGCATATATTGAAGATGCTGCTAAATCTAATTTAGCTCTCGCTGATAAAATATCTAACATAGGGTATACGCCTTATTATGGTCCTGATGTTGCGGCATTTACGCCAATGCAAGATGCAGCTTTTCAAAACACACAAGACGCAGCGTCAGCTTTTGGTATGAATACTGGTGCAGGGCAATATGCTCCTGAACCAACAGAGTTTGCTGGTGGCGTTATGGGGTACTCTTCTGCTCCTATGTTTGAGCAATCTGTTGAAAACTTAGCGCAGTTTAGGCCAGCGCAAAGTCAGTACATGGATACATTTTTTATGAACCCTCAAACAGGTGAAGCAGGCAGTAACGCTGCACCGATGGGTAATGCGGAAAGTTTTAGTCCGACAGGTTATACAAATACTTCGTCGTTAGGAGTGCAACCTATATCAAGAGATACTATATCGAGGGGTAAGTAATATGGCAGGCGCAGCAAATCCAGCAATGACAATGAACCCCTATCAAGGGGCTGCACAAGCAACAATGGCAGCAGGCCAAGGTTTTGCTAATCCAAATGTAAATCAATTTATGAACCCATATCAGCAACAAGTGGTTGATGCCACAATTCGTGATGTAGGTAATGCAGCACAGATGGGGCTTAATAATATAGGCGCACAAGCCCAAGGTGCTGGGGCATACGGCGGCTCGAGGCAAGGCATTATGGAAGCTGAAGCGTTAAAAGGTTTTAACCAACAGGCGCTTGATCAGGTTTCAAGATTAAATCAGCAAGGCTTTAATAATGCTATGAATAATGCTTTTAGGTCTGCACAAGGTCTGCAAGGCGTAGGTTCTCAAGCATTTAACATGGGGCAAGCTATTAATCAGCAACAAATGCAACAAGGCTCTATGCAGCAACAATTAATGCAAAACCTTATCAATGCAGCTAGAGGCCAGTACGGTCAATACGCTAACGCACCAATGAACAAGCTACAGCTACATCTTGCCGCATTAGGCGCTGCACCAGTGCCGCAAGCTCAGATGGAATCTAGGCAATTAGGAAT